AGTGTGAGGTTTAGGACTAGCGGAGCAAGTCTGGCGGTATGGCGGTCCCTGGAGCCCGGGCCAAAAATTGACGGCCTACGAATTGGTAGGTCATCTGAGTTGCTAAAATTGGAATTGAGAACAGGGCAGAGCAGTCCACTAGCAGAGGACTAGGTAAGTAGGGCAGCAGTGCAGTAGGGTAGTAGGGCGCCCTTAGCCCGGACGGCCCTACCTATTCTTTTTTTTTATTTTATCGAGTTAAGATATTCAATTCCTTCGAGGTCCCAAGTATCATAATCATTATCGCATATCAATTGTTTAACCATTGTGTTAAACATAACTGCAAGAGTTACTTCATTATCAATCAATGTGATAACTCTATCACCTTCAAGCCTTGTAGTTGTCATATCAATCTCCTTTGTTTGATTGAGAGAGTGTGAGAGAGAGATCTTTCAATCTCTCTCTCGTATCTCTTAGTTACTCTTCTTAAGTGGTTGTGTGAGAACGTTCCTCACATGTTGGTATAGTAAGTTAGGAGTGAATGATCTAGCAATGTCTGCTCTTTTCATTCCTGTTGAAGCCAAGTATCTAATTGCTTCACTCTTTGTTTTAAATTTAGTTACATCAAAATCATTCGATGGAGCTATAGCTGTCTGTTTGGTTTGCTTTGTCATAGTAGTTTCCTTCTTTGTTTTATTAAATAAAATAATTTTTATTTAATATATAAATATAATATATTATTTTATTATTAAAATATATAAAAAAATAGGTAAGAATAGTTTTATTTTTATATAATATTTATAATATAAATATATTTTTTTATAATATAATAATTTTAATTCACACTTTTTTATAATTTTATTATAAATCCGTTAGCACGTTAAAAAATTTTTTGCTTTTCCTAACTAAAACCATCAGGCCATATTGCCTCACCACATCCAAAAAATTTTTACCTATTTTTTCCTATTGAAATCGCAAGCCCCATTTTAACCTTCTCAACAAGTTAAAAATTCCTGTTGATTTTTGTAAATTATGCACATATAATTAAATTATGGTGGTCTCGTTCCAAAATGTTCGTATCCAAGGGGAAATCCCTACTACACAGCACGGTCTCGTATCGGCGCTAATGAAACAAGTTTCCGTAAACCAACTAGGGCTTCCAGAAGGCATCTATCGTCCAGATTTCCTTCCATCGCCTGAAATTCTCCGATATAACAAGCTTCCCGGCACGGGAGGGCAGGGCACAGCGGGTAATCAGCAGACAGTCCAAGAAGGAGTCCCCCCGGCCTCTATTATGGACGGAGTCTTCATTGAAGCGCACACTTCAGATGACCCCCAAGACTCCATGCGATTACCCGCCCCTGTTACTTGTTTCAACCACACTCCCGCAGTCCCTCTGTCGAGTCTACCGGATATACGTAGTGCATACATTCCGTTAGGCTACAATGAGGGCTTCCCCACTTTGGACGGTATCCCGTTTTGGATACAGTTTCCTTTCGAGCCTATGGAAGCATACAAGTGCTTCCAGCTTTACTTGCGTCAGGCTAAAGCGGGGGCTCGTCAAATGTACACCTTACAGGAGGAAAGCGACTTCCCCCAACAAATTTCCACGAACGATTTGTTTATGTTCGCGGACCTTTACTTCTGGGCTCCTCGCGCCAGATCTTACGACATGTTCTCAGCTGCACATCGTCGTAAAGAGCGTGAAAGACGTGCAATTGAAACTGAAGATGATCATTACCTCCTTGCCAATCGCCTTATGAGCATCGCAACTATATACCTAGACGAACAAGAAGAAGAGCTTATCGAGATGATGACGCCTAAGATGCTGCTGGAGTTCATTAAGACTTCTGCGCAACTTCGTAGAATCTCTGCTGGTCTACCTGCTAATGGACCTTCCAACTCTCAGGAAGCTGAAGGCCCTCGTGGTGAGTCAACCTCCTTAGAGGTCATCATGCGCACCATTGCTAAAGAAAATGGTCACATTCAAGAAGCTGCCTTAATGGACGGACGTACAGAGAACCGTTCTAAACTTCAAGCCCTCCTCCAAGATGAAGGCGCCCTCGCCCTCGCACAGGAACTCGTCTTGAAGGTCAACAAACAGACCCCTCCCAGTAAGCCCCTGATGGAAACCGTTTAATGCACGAGCTGGAACAGAAGCCGGAACAGAAGCAGACAACCGCCGCGGAAGGACACACCACACCTACTTCAGCTGCCCGTAAGTCGGGAGCGACGCACAAAACATGTGCCAAATGTTCCGAGTCAAAGTTAATTGCGGCTTTCCCGATACACTCGAAAGAGTCAGGGGAAAGGGGAAGCTATTGCCGTGATTGCAAGAATGCTTTATCAAAGGAACGCCGAATTAATGATGCTGGGGCCAGGCTGCGTCATTACATAGTGACGAGGATTAAGAATGAACTCGATGCTGTACCTGCAGATATTCACACCAACTTAGAACACTATCTCGGATATAAGCTTTCACAACTAAAGAAGCATCTTCGCATAGAGCTGAAAGAGCGGGAGGGGTTGACGTTGGTCGCTTCTTTTAAGCTCGGATATCATTTAGATCACATCGTACCTCATAAAAGCTTTAATATATCAACGGTTTATGAACAAGCATTTAAAGATTGTTGGGCGGTTTCGAATTTACGAATGATTCCTGGTAAAGAAAATCTCGCCAAAGGGTCCAAGCTCGATTTTTACGATCAAGAGGAGGATGACAATGACAATGAATGACGAATTGCATCTTCAGCCTTTAGATCTTCCTCCTCAGTTGATGGATTTTACCCAGCTTGAGGAACTTATTGGTCCAGACGCATATAAGATGACTCCTGCAACTCTCGCCAATAAGGTTTCTCATGGCGAGTGGATTGCTGCTCCTCACCTCTTGTTGCTTTCAGCTAAGATTGCTAATAGGCTTGCTAAAGGAAATGCAAGACTGATCATAAGCCTGCCGCCACGTCATGGAAAGCCATTGTTTGTAGATGAAAAAGTGCTAATGGGCGATGGATCATATAAGCGCTTAGGGGACATTGTTGTAGGTGATGAGGTAATAACGCACAAGAGTAGAGCTAGAAAAGTTGTAGCTGTACACGAACAAGGAAGACTTCCTACTGTAAAAATTAAGACTAGAATGGGTAGATGCATTACTGCAGCTCTAGATCATCCTTTTTTGACTAAGCGTGGATGGATAAAGGCTGGAGAACTTCGTTTAAGTGATAAGCTCGCATTAATAACCAGTATTGAAAAAGAAAGCTATTCTTCTTATATTCCTGAAGAGTTTAGGCTTGCAGGATATTTTGCAGGGGATGGTGCGTGTAGTTGGAATCAGAACGGAGCAAGCTGCAATGCAAATATTACTTGCGCTGATGAAGAGCAATTAAAAGATATATATCATTGCGTGACTACTTTAAATTTTACTATTAGATATAGCTGCCGCTACAATTACCAGTTGGCTGATGGTATTAGAGATTGGCTTAGAAAAGTAACTCTTGCTGGTAAGGATTGTTATACAAAAGAGGTGCCCCAGTGGGTTTTTGAAAGCCCTGTTGATTTAGCCCTTCAGTTTGTAGGCGCTTATTTTGCTTGTGATGGTTCTATAGATAGATTAGGGCCTCAAAGAACGCCTACTCCTTCTTTTTGCAGTGTTTCCTTAAAGTTGTTGCAGGGGGTTCAGTCTATATTATTACGCGCAGGGATAAATTCTAATATTTCCGATTCAGCCGCAGTAGGATATCGTCTTAACATAGGACGCAGTCGTGATATTAAGTTGTTTATGGAACGTGTTCCTATTTATGGTGTTAAAAGCCTAAAGCTCAAGACTTTGGTAGAGCAGTTTTTTGCGGAAAAGCCTCGTAAAATAACAGAAACTATTTGGGATACATATTTAGATGACGAGGTAAAGGGCTTTGAATTACAAGATGAGTTATTTGAATGCCGCTGTCTTACAGTTGAGGAAGACGAAACATTCACCGTCCAAGACGTAATTGTACACAATAGCGAATTAATTTCCCACTGGACTTCAGTTTGGGCGCTGATGCATTATCAGCACTGGGAAATTATTTTGGCTTCCTATGGAGCAGATCTTGCTACTGACTTTGGTCGCAAAGTACGCGACACTATTACGGCCGACTGCGATCCTTATGAGGGTGAACATTTACTTGGCATCGAACTCAAAGAAGATGCCCAGCAAGTAGGGCGCTGGATGACTAAGGCTGGCGGAGGAATGAAGTCAGTAGGTATTGGCGGTGCTTTGTACGGACGCGGCGCACACTTGCTTTTGGTAGATGACTATTTTAAGAACCCTGAAGAAGCAATGTCGGAAGCACATCGTGATAAGGTGTTCGAATGGTTCTCTACTATCGCGATGACTCGTCTTGCTCCGGGAGGTTCTGCGATCATTATTGCAACGAGGTGGCACAAAGACGACCTTTCGGGACGTCTCTTAGCGCTTCCTGGTTCTGAGTGGGAAGAGATTCAAATCCCCGTACGCATTGATACACCAGAACAGCTTGCTGCCGATCTTCTGGGACGTCAGATGGGAGAAGTTCTTTGGCCAGCCCGTTACTCCGCGGAGGCTATCGCAAGTCTCGAAGCTACCATGACTTCGTACTTCTTTTCTGCAATTATGCAACAGCAACCAAAACCAGCAGCATCTGCAAGTTTCAATCCCAAGAATGTGACGATTGTAGACGTGCTTCCTGACATTAAATTCCTTAAAAATGTGCGTAGTTGGGATCTTGCAGGTACCCAAGACGGTGGAGACTGGACGGTTGGCACAGGAGTTGCTAAAGATATTCGGAATAACGACTTCTATATTTGGGACTGTAAACGTAAACAGCTTGCTCCGGGCGGAGTTAAGTCCCTTGTTGAGAAAACAATGGATAGTGACGGAAAAGGCGTTAAAGTCGTAATCGAGCAAGAGCCAGGGTCTGCAGGTAAAGCAGTTATTGACAGTTATGTTTCAGAAAATCCTGCATATTCGGTCCATGGAACGAGACATACGGGCGATAAGATGACTCGGTTGGATCCTTTCCTCGCGGCAGTTGAACATGGTAGAGTTTACATGCTGCGCGCTTCTTGGAACCAGCCGATGCTCGACGAGCTTGTTGAGATGCCAGACGGAAAACATGATGACCAAGCAGATACGCTATCGCAAGGGTATAATGAGCTATTCGAGAAGAAAGCTAAAGCAGGTACTTTTGGACGTGAAGGAAATTCGAGCATAAAAGCAAGTTCAGTAGGGTCCGGAGAAGTTGTTCACGGGGTAACATTCGGACGTAAACCATAAGGAGAATTAAAAATGGCGGATAAAAATTTGAAAACACTGGCAAGCGCTCTCTTGGAGAGGCTTTCTTTTGCCGGCCGCGCAGGAGTTTCGTTTGCAGGCAAACGCGACCTATATACAGTATTTGGTTATAAGAGAACGCTAGTGTTCGATGACTTTGCTACTAAATACCTAAGGCAAGACGTTGCTAAACGCATTGTTAATGCCCCAGCATCTGCCACTTGGAGAACTCCTCCAGTTGTAGAGGGGCCTCAAGGCTTCGAAGAGAAATGGAAAGACCTCGTAGCAACACATAAAATCTGGAAACAGCTCGAACGTGTCGATAAGCTGGCTGGTTTGGGTAATTATTCAGTGCTTTTGCTCGGTATTAGTGATGATACCAAGATGGATAGGCCAATAGTCAAGAAAACTGACAATGAACTACTCTATCTACAGCCATACTCGCAACCAAACGCAGAAGTTATTGAAATTGACAATGATCCGACCTCTCCGCGTTTTGGAATGCCTAAAATGTACAAAATACGCACCCAAGACCCATTAACATTGCTTGGGGGTAATACAACGACAGGCGGAATTAGTAAAACCATTAAAGCTGTCGAGATGCAGGCGCATTATTCGCGTATTATTCACGTTGCTGAGGATACTTTGGAGAATAACTTCCTCGGAACGCCTCGTTTGGAGGCTGTTTACAACCTTTTAGACGACCTTTTAAAAGTTTCTGGAGGTACTTCCGAGTCATTTTGGCTCACAGTTAACCGCGGAATGCAAGCAAATATCGACAAGGATTCTGAATTATCTACTGAAGATGCTGCTGCTTTAGGCGATGAATTGGAGGAATACCAGCACCAATTGCGCAGATGGGTACGCACAAAAGGGGTAGAAATTAAGAGTTTGGGCGGAGAAGTTCCTAGTCCTAAAGAGACTTTTGACATGATTATGGCGCTTATTTCAGGTACAACGGGCATTCCACGGCGCGTTTTGACTGGATCTGAAGCTGGTCAGCTTGCTTCTGACCAAGATAGGGCTAACTGGGCAGATAGAATCAATGAACGCCGTTCGAACTACGTCGAACCCAGTATCTTAACGCCAACAATCATGACCCTTTCAAATGCAGGCGTTATACCTGAGATGAAAGAAAGTGACCTGAAATATAAATGGCCACCAAACTTCCAAATGACTCCTCTTGAGCAAGCCCAGACGATGGCGCAAAAAGCACGGGCGGCTATTAACTTGACAAAATCGTTTTCTGAGCCGAACGCATTCATCTCGACAACAGAAGCACGTAGGATGCTTGACCTGCAGGACGATGTCGAAGGCGAAATCCCACCACCTCCTCCTAAGACCCCGTTAGTGCCTACAAAAAATAAAGTTATTCCTCCAGAGGAATCTTAATGATATCAACGAGTTATGCGACCAAGATTCCTGTTGATTTTTTCTTATAGTCGTTTTATAATTAAAATATAGACTTGAATCTTTAAAGGGACACTTATGCCTACCGCAGATTTTCAAACATTCAACATAAATGCTGAAGCTGACGTAAGTGCTATACGTCATGAAACTTTTGACGGCGTTGAGCATCTCATTGTACCTATTATCGCCCTTGTCGAAGGAGTTATTCAGGCAAGTAACGCAGCCACTCCTGAACTGGCCCTTGCAGAGGTGTTTGGACTTTTTCCAACTGGCTGGAATGGACGCCCTGTAACACTTGATCACCCTGAAGTAAGAGGAATGAAGGTAAGTGCGTCTCAAACACCGGATGTTTATGCGAAAGAGGCTTTGGGTTTCCTTTTCAACACCACACTGGAAGACAAGAAGCTTAAAACAGAAGCATGGATCAACCTTGAAAAAGTAAAAGCTGCTGGGGAAAATGTTCAAAAAGAAATAGCGCGCCTTGAGAGTGGGGACCTGGTCGAGGTCTCAACTGGTCTTTTTGCAGTGGTTAAAAAAGTTGATGGCGTTTACGCAAGCGAACAATATAACGGAGTTTGGGAAGTAGTAGTCCCGGATCATTTAGCGATTCTTCCGGAAGGCACCAAAGGAGCTTGTTCTGTTGAAGACGGCTGCGGAGGCCCACGCCTAAACAAAGAGGGGGCTTGTTGCGATGCATGCGCAGCTAAAGCAAGTACCAAGCATAAGAAAAAGAAAAAAGGTGCAATAATGAAAAAAGGGGTTACAGGGAATAGTATGGACGGAGATGAAAAAAGCGTGCTTGCAGAATTCCTTACAGGGCTTCGTGACAAGTTTCAAGGCGTGTTTAAATTTAATAGTGGCTCGTCTACTATAAGTGATATCGATATTCGGAGGGCTCTTACTTCAGCACTTATCGTTGAAGACGAAACGGCTTTCTTCGATATCGTAGCGGTATTCGAAGAATCTTTTGTGTACGCAAAAGGCTTCGATGGGACTCTTCTCTCGAGAAGTTTCTCTGTAGCGGACAAGGGTCCTGTGACTCTTGGAGGCGAAGTTACAGCAGTCCGACCTGTAACTGAATTTGTACCTGTAAACATCAAGGAAGGAAGTAAACCAATGACAAATAAAGAAGTCATCGATGCACTGATTGCAAACAAAGCAACTCAGTACAGCGAAGACGATCGCCAGTGGCTCTCTGAGCTGCCTGTCGAACGTCTTAATAAACTTTCTCCTGTTGCAAACGGTTCGGCCTCTGCAGAAGGCGCCGAAGACGAGGCACAGGATGAAGTTGATGCTGAAAAGGAAAAGCTCGCAGCAAACGCAGCAGTTACTCCTGAAGACTTTATTAAAAACGCTCCTGCAGAAATGCAAGACGTTTTGCAAGAAGGTCTTCGTATGCATCGCGCAGAGAAAGACAAGATTGTAAAAGAACTTGTTGCCAACAAACGTTGTTCTTTCACGGAAAAAGAACTCAAAGCTATGGAAGTTGCGCAACTGCGTAAACTTGCAGCTCTGGGCAATCTTCCTTCCTATGAAGGACAGGGCGGCGGCAATGCAATCGTAAAAGCAAACAGCAACAAGGATGCAATTCCTGCCGCACCGTTGGCTTTTGTTCCCAAAACAGCTGCTAAGTAAGGAGAAGCAATAATGTCTTTGAAAACTATTGTATACAAAGGCAGTTCGTGTCATGATGAGGCGCTCGCAGGCGGTACGATTACCCCTGGGCACCTTCTTCAGCGCACTGCAACTGGTACTGTGGTGGTTCACGCAACCGCTGCAGGTAACGCTGAAAAAATGTTTGCCATCGAGAATGAACTTGCTGGTAAAGACATTGATACCAACTACGCGAGCGGCGATACGACTTTCTTCGAGATCGCTCATCGTGCAGCGCGTGCCAATGCTCTCGTAGCTGCAGCTGCTCCTGCAATTACGGCTGGTGACTATCTGGAGTCGGCAGGCAACGGTACTCTTCGTAAGCAAGTAGTAGCAGCTGCTACTACTCAAGCGCAGAGAGAATCGGTCGTTGCTGTCGCGCTGGAAAGTGTTGACAACTCGGCTGGTGGTTCGCCGGTCCGTATTAAAGTGGAGGTGCTCTAATGCCAAACGACGCAAATATTGACACGATCAATGCAACAGGAAATGGCTTCTCTGGTTGTGGGGCAGTAGCGCAAGCACTCCTCCAATCAAAGTTCAGCTCCAATTCTCTGCGCACGAACGATGTCTTGCAAAAAGATGAATGGGAACTTTTCGACACGACTGTTGTTCAAGTTGCTCGTCAACGCCTTGTAGGGGTTGCTGATCTTCTGGAACGCGGTCTGCGTATGCCTGTCGCTAATGCGCTTGGCGTCACGCGGGTCGAATGGGAAAAAGTAAGTGACATGGAACCGGCTGAGATGAACATGTCGGGCGTTACTGAAGGAGATCGCGACCGTGTAACGTATGCACTGGAAGGCACTCCGCTCCCCATCATCCACAAAGACTTCAAGATCAACATCCGCGCTCTTGAGGCTTCTCGCAACTCCGGACAATCTCTGGACACCACGCAAGCTGCTCTTGCTTCTCGCCTGGTTTCCGAGCGCATTGAAAAAATGCTGTTCGACGGTAACGCAGGCATCAAAATGCAGTCCTCGACGATTCTGGGCTATAAAACAGCTCCGAACCGTAACACGGGCTCCATTTCGAACTGGGCAGCCGGAGCCACAACCGGTGAGACTATTGTAGCTGAAGTTCTTGCAATGATGCTTGCTCTGCAAGGCGACAACTACAACGGTCCTTATGGGATGTATGTTCCGATTGATTACTACAACAAGTTGCTGGATGATTTCAAAGCAAACAGTGACAAAGCAATCCTGACGCGTCTGAAGGAAATTCCGGATCTTGAGTTCGTCAAGATTTCGCGCAATCTTCCTGGCGGCGCTACTGGTCAAGTAATCGTGGTTCAACTGACGCCGGATGTTGTCGATATGATCGATGGCATGCAGCCGACCACACTCCAATGGGAATCCAATGGCGGTATGGTTGTCAACTTCAAAGTCATGGCTATCATGGCTCCTCGTATGAAGTCCGACGCAGCTAACCAGTCTGGTATCGCACACTATAGCGTCTAATAGGAGCGTACAATGGCTGAAACAAAAGTAACAAAAAAAGAGTACCGTCTTCTTGCAAAAGGCTTTAGGACTCGTATTGATAAAGTCCATAAAGAATACAAGAAGGGGGATCTCGTATCTCTTAGCGACAGTCAGTATGAAGCATTCAAGGATCAGTTTGAGCCTAAAGATGCTGCACAACTGAAAGTTAAAGAAGATGCAGAAGCTGTTGCGAAAGCGAAGGATGATCAAGGGAAGGCAGCTTAATGCCTCCTTTGGTCACAGATGCAGAAGTTAAAGCGGTAGTGGATACACAGAGGGATACAACTCCGTTTATCGCTACCGCTCACCTTCTGATTACTGAGGACCTTGCAGCTTCGGGGCTATCTACTGCACGACTTACGCAGATCGAGCTTTATCTAGCCGCGCACTTTGTAGCACTAACCGAGGAGCGGGGCAACTTGTCGGAACACACTGTGGGTGATGCTACAGAAAAATATTCGATGAAATTGGGCAGCGGACTTTCGCTCACTCGATACGGGCAGCAAGCCGTTAACTTAGACACTTCGGGTAAACTACGTACCCTAGCAAATGAAGGCCAAAGCGCGCAATTTCGGGTAGTCTAGCAGGAGGATACTATGGCATTAGACGAAAGCCAAGGAATTGCGAATCAGGCCGAAATACTTGTTCCTAGCGATGTTACTGTTTTTAACGAACCATCCGTTATCTGGGTGGGCGTTAGTGGTACTGTATATGTCGATATGGCAATAGGAGGTACGAACATTCCATTCGTAGGGGCTTTTGGAGGCACTACTTTGCCGGTACTCGTCACTAGAGTTTACGCAACAGGCACTACTGCGACAGATATGATAAGGTTGTTTTAATGGGCTTAGGCGTTACAAGGGTTGGGACTCTAAAATTAGGGACGTCTTCTATCGTCGCGATCTTTAATGCCGCCGCAACAAATACACGCATAACGGCTATTGGTGATAACAGAATAACTGCTGCCGGAGATCAGCGAGCCTCCCCAGGCGCATAGGAGAGTTAGATG